TAACCTTACAGAGGTATCTAAACAATTAGGTATATCAAAATCCTATACAAGTATGCTTTTATCAGGAGATAGAAAAGCAAGTATAAATTTATTAAAAAAAATCAAGGGTAAATATAACTACTCTTGGAATAAAATAATGGAGAATTTATGAATTGTTATAACTGTGGAACAGAATTGATATGGGGTGGCGACCATGATTGTGAAGAAGATGAAGATTATAATATAGTTAGTAATTTAAGTTGTCCTAAATGTGATGCTTTTGTTTTAGTATATTGGGATAAAAAAGAAGAATTAAAAAAGGAGCAAGTATGAAAGAGAAACTATTTTACTTTCCATTTTTCCCTGCTGATTGGTTAGCAGATGTCTCTGTATTAACTTTAGAAGAAAAAGGTGCATACATAACTTTAATTAGTACAATGTACCTCCAAGAGGATTGTAGTGTGTTTAAAAGGCATATACAGAATATATTAGGCATACAAGATAAAAGAAGGTTTGATAGAATAATGACTAATGTATATCCTTTGCTTATAGATAACGGAGAAAAAGTAACACAAAAAAGAATTAAAGCTATAAAGAGTAAGATACAAGATATTTTAGTAAAAAAGAGTGAAGGTGGTAAAAAGGCTATGCAAAAAAGATGGAGTAATAAACCTAAAGTATATAATAAACCAAAGGTAGTTAAGCAAGGACCTATACCTACATTATCTGCTGCACAAAGGGCTAGAAAGATGTTAAATGATGGCTATGAGTAATGTATAATCCATTACATCCATTTTTAACTATTAGAGATTCAGTAATACATGGGCAAGGAGTTTTTGCAGTTAGAGATATTCCCATAGATTTTAATTTAGGTGTAACACATATTTATGATAATAGATTTTTTAATAACTATAGTAGGACACCTCTGGGTGGGTTTATTAACCATTCTAATAATCCTAATTGTATTAAAATTCCTTATAAAAAAGATTGCTTATCGTTACATACCATTAAGAATATTAAAGCTAATGAAGAAATTACTGTAGAATATACATTATATAAAATTACGAACTAAAGCATTACCACAACATAGTAACTTATCCCCATAAATACTATCCACAGTTATTTTTATGGTTTATAAAAACTTTAGTTCGTTTTGTTAGTATATAAATATTTTTATAGTAATCAATCATTTTCTATAATCCAGTTATCTTTTTCCATTTGATAATCTAAATATAGCTCTGTATCTGCATATCCTCTGCCTTCATTCATACATATCATAAAATATTTTGGCTCATAAAGTTTGCATGACTTCTCGTCTCCCTCTATAGGGTGAGCTAATACAAATTTAAAGGTAATGCCTATTACAACAGCTATAAAAGCTATTACTGCTAACACTACAAAACCTAATCTTACCATTTCATACATTTCTCTTTGTTGTTTTAGTTTTTTTGCTCTTGCTTCTTTTACTGCTTGTTTATGTTTATCTATTCTTCTTTTTCTTTCTTCTAATATATAAGACCAAGTTCCATGACCAAACCTGTGGTCAATTAACTGTTTCATTTCATATAATTGTTCTTGTGCTAATTTAGCATCTATAATCTCTTTAGCCACATTTTCAGTTGCAAAATGGTCTACATTAGCTTTATCTCTAGCTTTGATAACTTGTTGCTGACCATTCAATGCTTTATCTACATGACCTATAATGTCACCAACATCTTGTGCTGTAGCAATATTTGTTTTAATAAAATCTACTGATTTTTTTACTAATGCTATGCCAGTTAATACGGCACTTACTGGTTCAACCATTTTGCTTCTCAATGAACCTATCAAGTTTGTTTTCTATTCTTAATACTAACTCCTTGATTTCTCTAGTTTCATTGTGAAGCTCGGATTTTGTGGCATATTCCCTTCCTAAATCTTCTCTTGTTTTGTTTAGAAGTATTTGTAGTCTTTTTACTTCATTAAACATTTTAGAAAATGCCCATGCAAATGGTCCTAAAACCACAGTTATAATAATATTCCACATCATCATAGGGTCAAGATTCATACCACTCGCCTTTTCTCATCATTTGTGATAATCGTATAGCTCTTTGACCTACTTGTTTTGCCCATTTAGAATCTAACATCTCATTTGCTGCTTTTTCCCATTCTTCGTTTTGTATTGCTGCAAATGTCTTAACCCATGTGTTTGCGTTAAACCTTGTAACACCCATATTAAACACCATATCTAATATAACAGCTTGTCTGGGTTCATTTAACTTTTCTAAAAAACTCCAATGTTCTACTTCTTTTAGTATTCTATCTACATCATTCTCTAAAAGATATCTAGCTTCTTCTTCAGTTATGCCTATATCCTCTATATTTCGCCCTACACCTATGGTAAGTTTATCGGAGGTACATTGATATGGTTTTAACTCCAAACCTTCATGTAGGGTTATCATATCCAATAATTTTTCTCTGTTCATTATGCTTTCCTTGTTGTTTTCTTTTTAGTAGGTTTTTTTCCTAATAAATCAGCATCTGCTTTTCTAGCTCCACCTTTACCAGAAATAAAGGATTTTACTCTGCCCATAGCCCATTGAGATGCAGATACCTTAGGTCTTGAGCCACTACTATAATAAGCTCCTAATCCTCTTTTATATACTTTATTTAGTGTACTAGGAGAAAATCTACTAGCTCCTTTTATTCCTTTAAAACTTGGCATTATCCTTTGCTCCTTTGTTTACTTATTCTATTCATCATAGCTGGTGTTAATTTTCCTGCTTTATATAATTTAGCTGTTCTCTTTATTTCAGCAGCTCTTGCTTTAGGGTTCTTTGCACCTTTAACATATTTTTTTGGTACACCTGTTTTAGTTTTAGCTACTTTTCTAAACTTTCTCATTTTTTAATAACCTTTGTATCTACTTTTTTAATTTTGTCTAGGCTACGCAAACCACCAATACCTAACATACCTAATAATAAAGGCATCATAACACTCATATCAGCTTGTGGTATGTTTATACCAAACCCTGCACAAATAGGTGCTACCATAAAGTTTATACCTAATGATAATGCACATATCCAACCAACTAGGGGTCTCCACGAGGATTGAAACCAGTTACCTTTAGCTTCTTCTGTGTTTAGTTTTATTTGTGCTAGTGCTAACTCTTGCCCATGTTTTTCTGCCATTGTAGATATTTCATGAGCTAATTGTGCTTGTTTGTCTTTATCTCTTACAAATTTTCCTATAAGTTTAGTAGCTGGTCCTATTAATGCTGTTAACGCCATAATATATCCTAATCTGCACTAAATGTTCCCATACTACTCCATAAAGAACCAGGAACTGTTGTGCCATTTTGTTTACCTAATTGTGCCATAGATTGATTTACATTTATAAATGGTCCTTTACCCCAACTAGACACATCCCATTGTGCATTATCCCAAGAACTACCTTGTGCATTTGTATAAGCTAACATTCTTTCAGAAAATGTACCTGTGGTGATACCTGCTTCTTCAAAGGTTTTCATCCAATCTTCATTATATGTACCATTTGTATCTGAAGCATCTCTGCAACTTTTTTGTCTTAATGATTGCTGTGTCATGGTGTAAATGTACCCATACTAGAATAGTTTGCATCACCTTGGTCTACAGCTAATGCTTGTAATGCTTTATTTAAATCTGTGTGAGAACTACCTAATTTATTGTTAATATAAGCTAGTAATCTTTCATTATAAGTTCCTGCACCAATACTTCTGGCATTAAATAAAGCTAACCAATCTTCGTTAAATGTACCTGTAGTAGAAGTAACTCCTCTTACAGATGCTTGTTTTGCTTCTGAATTTGTAGCCATTATTTATCCTTTCTAGGTCTACCCCTTTTTTTAGGTTTACACTCGCATAGTTTACCAAATAATCTTTTTTTAACTTTTTGATAAACTGTTTTTATCTTATCTAATATACGATTTAACATCATAATCATCTGTCCATCTGTTTACTCTTGCTACTACATCTACTACTTGTTCTCCATCTACTTCTTTGTAGGTATCTGCATATAATAATTTAAATGCTGTCATATCACTTGCATCATCTATTGCTTTTTCTATATTAGCACAATCGGTTCTAATGGCTGCCACATAAGTTTTAACTGCATCTGGTATAGATTTACTACTATCATAGATAGACCTCTCCACAAGCCAATTAAAACGACTTATAAGGCTATTTGCTTGTTGCTTTGCTTTTTCTTTAGCTTGTGTTTTTAAACCATAGTTATAAGTCTTATTACCTTTTTCATCTAGTATGTTTTTACCATCTTCATCTTTAGCTTCTGAATCATCTAGTGCTTTATCTGTAGTAGTATACGCAGTAGTTACTTTTTTCCCAGAAGCACTATAGGTGTAAGTTGGATTAGAAGTTACTTCAAAGTTATCATTACCTTTAGTACCATCCTCTACTGTATAAATACCTATGTTATTTAATTCAGTCCAAGACCAAGATGTAAATATTCGCCTAGAATGAGTAACATCATCTATTACCATTGTTTTAGGAAATCTTATAATCTCCTCTATTTTATTATCCTTTACATAAGCCCACATATTATTTCACCTCCTAAAAAGTATTGTTATATTTAAATGGAACATCACCCCATGCACCAAAAACGTAATCACCACCACTTGCATTTATGTTACCATTAGTACCTCTAATTTTTACTCCATTAGAAAGTACATCCATTTCTCTTAAAGCAGAACTACCTGTTGTTTCTGCATTAGATAAATTCCATTCTAATCTTCCTGGTCCATCTGATGTATTAGCAGTATATCTTGCTGTATCTACTACTGTCCAACCACTTGTGCTATCTATTCTTTTTATAAATAGCATACGAGGTCTAAACCCTGTATAAATAAATGGTCCATCAGCATTACCATTTCCTTCAAAAAAACCAAACTTTGAAAATCCTTCTACTGAATGCCAACAATATGCTATATAATTTGTTCCATTTACATCATATCCATCTGTATAGTTATTACTAAAAACAGTTGTTGTAGGAGCTGACATACTTCCATTACCAGTCTTATCTATTTCTGCATTAGCAGAATTTAATTCTAACATATAATTAAAACTGGTACACCCTACATGACTTACTGCCCATCTTTCAGGGTTATTTAATCCTTTTCGTATTATAAATTCAGGAGCTTTCGACAATCCATGACCGACTGTTTTTGTACCACTACTTGTAAGGCTACCTGAATATGTAACTATCGAAAAACCTGCCTTGGTGTTCTCTTGCACGGAAGAAGTTGTTGTACCATCTGTGTTGCTACTGGTTACCCCTCCCCCAGCTCTCCAACACCATGCTACATAAGTTACACCACTATCATTTGCATTAGAACCACTAGAGCTATAAGTAAATCCATCACTATCAAATGAAGTCATATATGTGCTACTAGTCTGTGCAGAATTAGTTGTATCTGAATTTAACATAGAGCTACCACCTCTACTACTATCATATAATCTATGTGATTGTGAAGCACTCCTAGACTTTCCCCAGACTAAATCAGGTTTCAGACCCAAGCCTGATATAGCATTACTACTACCATTACCAGTATAAAGAACTGCATTAAATTGCTTCTGGGGAAAATCGTCATCAGTTTGTGCAGGGTCTATGTCATCTGATATGGGTAAGTTAGCTGAACATATTGCCAAAAAGCCCGCAGGAACGGAGTGCTTAAAGTCCCCGAAGCCATTTTGGTCCGTATTACCACCTGCTGTTTCATTTCCAGAAAATGTTGAATCCTGACCCCAGTTTGCAATTATTTGT